AACTTGGTACGGAACACCAGATTCAACCAACCGTCTGTATTCCAGAATTTGATTTTCTATCAATTTATTCATTAGCTTACCCATGTCGGTTGAAATCTCTGGATGTTCGGTTGAATCAAACCATGTGGAATCCGCAAAGTCTGTGCCTCGTGTAGATTTGACAGTGAAAGACAAATGTCTGTGTCGTGTAATTTGTGCAAGGCATTTTTGCGATATTTCAATATCGAATGTCACCAACGTATGCTCCAATAGTGATAAATGACCGCTATGAACGGCTCGCACCAATGCATCCACCCCAAGGGTTTTTCCATAGCATTGACCCATTGCGTGTGAAGCCGTATCAAGCGGTGTATAATTCTGTAATGTTACTTGCATTTAACCCTCCGCTTTTTCTAAGGCTTGTTCAATCATCTGTGTGATTTCATGTAGCGTGGATTCTGACAAATCTGCTACGGCTTCTGCTCCATCACCAAAGATTTGAATTTGACCATATTCGTAATCATATTTAGACAATATATCTCTAAACTTAACATCATCAATCTTGATTGTTTTCATAATCTTTCTCCTATTAGCGATAAACAACGGCATAGTCGGCAGTACCACCATTGGCAAGACCAACGGTAAATACGGTGTGAAAACACCAGCCATCTTTAAATAGTTCATTCAATTGTTCTTCTGCGGTACTAATGGTGCTTGTGTTCACTAGAAAACATTTGTATTCCGTTGCGTGTTTTAGTTGCATAACTTTTCTCCCAAGGCATCTTCAATAATTTTAACTAATTCATGGAAAGCCGTATTGTAAAAATGGATTTGATTCCATGTCGGAATTGGCATCTCCTTATAGGCTTTTTCAAACTCTTTCACGACTTCAACCATGGTTCTAACCTTGTTTTTGTCTATTCTTTTCATGTAATTTCTCCATAAAATCGTCCATTGGTGACGGAAAACGCTCTGTTATAATCAATGGTTCTTTGTCGTCACACAAATTAGTACCTGTGGCTTTTTCGATTAAAGTAACCAAAGACCAAAAGGATTCACTATAGAAATCTATGTCTTCCGCTCTTGATTCTTCAAACGTATAGTTTTCTTCGGTTGCTTTTACGTTACCGATTACTTCTTTAGCTTGTTCTATGTATTCTTGTATCATGTGTACCTCCTATAAGAACAATAGATATAAAATTGCAAGTGTGTCTGCAATAGCAATCCCAAGACAAGCACTCAAGACAATCGACAATGTTGTTTCTTGTGATTTGTGTGCCGCAAGTATTTGTACGTGTTTTTCAACCTGTTGTAGACGATTATCTATAGATTTTGTTCTATCGTAATACTTTGGTAGACATTCAATGCGACTATTGAAACGTGCTTCAAAGTCATGCAACAATAGACCGATTATGGATTGTTCTTCGTTTGTCATGGTGTCACCATATGGAACGCAATCAAACCACAGACATTCACAACAATAACCGCAATCAAATACCAAAAGATTTGTCTGTGGATTCTACAAATGCGTTTAAACAAGAAATCACATTGGTCTTCTAAACTGTTGATGCGAATATGTTGCAATCGTGCCAATTCGTCTAAGTTGCGAACAAGTGATGCTTGTGACTCCGTGGCTTTGGCTTGTTGCTTTACCGTGTCTACGACATTGTTAAAGTCTTCAATTTGCATATACATTAATTTTTCTCCCTATGATACTCAATTTCATAAAAACAATTGTATAATCCATAATCAATCGTAAAAGATTGACCATGTTCAATCACACGATAATACCGTGGTCGATAATCGTTTTCTTGCCACCAATCTCTAATGGATTGCATCGCTTGTTCAAACGTATCATATGAACCGTGGTATTCCTTGATTTGTTTCTGTGGTTTTACCCAATATACCGAATACATTAACCGACCCACTCTCCATATTCATCCATCCAATACATATCTAGGTATTCAAAATAGAAAATCTTACCATCTGGGTCTTCATGCTCACCAACGGCATATCCTGTTTTGTAACACCCAAGTTCCATACACAATTTCTGTAATTTACGGCAAGCATCATCGTATGAATCTTGTGCCATGACCTTATGCATTATTCCGTAATTGTCTATTGTATAACCACCGTACTTCTTCATTAGTCCTATTAGTCCTCCGATTGTAAATCATCTATGATGTCACGAATGTCAGCCACGGCATATTGCATACATAATCGGCTATAAGAATCGTCATGCAGCATTAAAGCCGTCACTAAGTCACGCTCGATGGTTTCCAATGTTTCAACAATTGGTCGTATCTCGTGTCTATCTAAATGTTTCTTCATTTGTCACTCTCCTGTATAGATTTACACAAGGCATCCAATAGAACATTATTAGGTCTTAATTCTGCCACAGTAGCATATTGGACTCTTTTGCGACCATCTGGGGAACGTCTAACACCCTCAAATTGTATACGAGCCATCCAGTCTGTTGTTGTAATACAATCAATAATGCTTACGTCTTTTACAACAAACACACTATCGTCTGTCAACAATAATTCAGACCCCTGTAGTTGCTTAAAGTGTTTCAATACTTCTTCTGCAATAAACAAAGAACCCTGTGAGGCGTTACGGATGTATGCTTTATAAGACTCAATCATGAGTGCCTGTGTATGTAAAGTGTTGACAATCGGACAATCGTCCTCAATACGTTCATATAGTTTATCATCTGTAACGATATATCTATTTAACTTTAGGTTGTAAACAATACAATTTCTTCCGTATCCAACATCTGGAATGTCTTGGATATAAATACCATGTGTGTCGTTACAAATATTTCTTAAAATCATACCTTGTTGAAATTCTGACATAATAAAACCCCCAATACATACATTATATCACACATACATTATTCTGTAAACAAGATTTCTTCTGGATAATCAAAACCACGGTCTTCCAAAAATTGCATAATCGCACGTTTTTCCAGTGGTTTCCATTTTGTGACACCAGAGAATCTACGGTTGACATCTTGTGGTGTCATATACAGAATATCGCTTAATTCCTTTTGCATTACACCAGCGTTATTCAATGCAGTTCTTAGGTTTACATACATCGGCACAAGTCCATGTAGATATTGGTCTTTTACACTGGATAAGACATCAGTAGGTGTTACATTCTCGTGTTGACCAATAGCATCAATCAGTAAGTCGATAACCTCATCTGGTTTTGCGGTTTTCTTTAACTCGTATGTTTTACCATATAATTCAATCTTCATTATTTACCTCCAATAAAGGGCGGTGTTAAACCGCCCATGTATATTTTATTTACTTAATAGATTTTCCAACATCTCAACACGTTCTTTTAGTTCTTTTAATTCATCACGTTTGACATTCGTTGTTTTACCGATTTTGAAATTAACGGATGCGTTTGTCACCTTGGCAGAACCAAAAGATTGACCAACGTAAAACATTACGTTTTCATTCGGAGCATAAAACGCACCCAATGCACCAGCGTTTGCATTTTTGTAATGACCAAAGCCAATGCTCATAGAGAACTTGTTATGTGCATCGAAACCATTCCAATGTAATGCACCCAAGGCAGATACAGATGCAATCGCTTGGTTTGTACCACGTTCTAATTGGTTGATTTTATTATCAATGTCGCCAAACAGTTGTTGACCAGAGTGTTCCAATGTTGTAATCCGTTGTTCATGGTCAAGAATTGCGTGTTCGTTTGCAGTCACACGACCATCCATTGTATTTACCTTGGTGTTCAACCGAGTAATACGTGTGCCGTTTGTATTTATTTCATCAATGGCTGCATACAATTGAGAACCATTGACTGCATCCAAAGAATCTGCGGTAATACGACCAGCAGATACATTCTGTAATTGCCTGTTGTAATTATCTAGGTGGCTATAGGTATCAGATTTCTTAGAACCGAAGCTAACTGTAGAATTAGGGTTTTCCCCAGCGAATACGTGTGTAGTTCCGTTGATGTCCATTTGACCAAACCCAACTGGGTCATACGTTTGAGAGTTCGTACCAACCGCAATAGAATTTTGTACTGGGGCAGATGCATTGTTACCGATGACAACGGCATCCATACCACGGACAACATTGTGTGTACCAACGGAGATTGCCCCTTGTGCATCCAATGTGTTATTCGCACCAACAACGGTTTGTTCAACGTGACTTCCCAAGTAGTTATTATAACCCAATACTGTTGCTTGATTTGTTGTAATTGTACCGTTGCCACCACCAAGGATGATATTATCGTCACCATTTACGGTGTTATCTCGACCAACAACGATTGTATTTGTACCATTGATACTTGTGTTTGCACCAACGGCAACAGAATTATAACCATTAACGGTTGGGTTTACGGCAGATGGTTCCAGAGAACCAAACGCAACTGGATTTGCGAACGCACCCATTGTTGCCATTGCGAATACTGCGGATAGGATTGTTGTTTTTGTTGTGTTGTTCATTTGTTTTCTCACTTTCGTTTACACCATAGCATTTAAACTTTCAAAGAATTGCATAATGCTTTCATCTTTTTTAGCGTATGTTTCTTCGCCAAGGACTTGCCAATCGGAAGCCATAATAGCAGATGCATTAAGCGAACCCAATAACTTGTGTTCCGTTGATGTACACACATATATTTTCCCTCGTTTGAGTCGTAAACAAGACTCTGGTTTCCAATGGTATCTGCGAATGGCTTTGCCATTCAACATATGTTTAAATGCAGTACTAAATCTCATCTGTATACTCCTTAATGTGGTCTAACTTAGTCGGTAGCAACGTGATTGACATGATTGACATAACAATTGTTGCGAACCAATCGGAATCATTAAACCAAAACAATCGAATAAAAGACCCAAGTAATAATACGATTGAACCCAAGCGTATCATCCGTAGAATGTCGTCCTCGATGTATCGTTTTGTTTGTGCTTTTCGTTTCATAATTTCCTCCCTTGTAGTAGTTCCCAAGATTTAAACAAGACATCATAGTCCAGATTCACATAGGTTCTATTCTTGGGGTGCTTTGGACACGCAAGATAAATCCATTGTGAATCTTTTGACCGTTTATGTTCGACAATGGCGACTGGTTTTGTGTGACACTTGTGACAACCGACCGTTGTTTGACATCGGTCTAGGACAGAATCAAACCCATCGCCATATTCCAAAAAATACTCACGTTTATCTGGTAGTGTTCGACCACCACCAAAACCTTTGTATGCCATGTTATTTCACCAGTTTGGCGTATTCCCACCAGCTTTTTGATTTAGCATCACTACTCCATGACGTTGCACCATAATCCCAAGCATATACTTTTCCATCTTTGTATTCTGCAAAATAGCGATAATAGTCTGGACTGCCTGTTGAATGTGACACGATTACTTTTGTATCCACAGGAACATTCTCCCAGTCAACAATATCAATATGGTCTTCAATCGCAATGTAATTTCTATCCTTTAGTAACTCCTTTGCAACCAACGTAGAAAAATATGACACCATAGGATATTTCTTTCCATCGCAATACATAAATGTTGTATCACGGAACACAGGCTCTCGCTCTGATAACATACAGATGCCATTGTCTGGGTTGTAAAACACATATTTAAACCCAAGATTATAACATTTCTTAAACCAAGACGTAAGACCATCTTCCGTTAAATATTTTGATTGTAACATAATTCCCTCCTATGGATGAACAATAATAACCGATGTATCTTGACCGATACGCATAACTTTTGTTAAAGACCACCCCTGTTCAAAATAAGGTTGTAAGACATCCATATAATGAAACCCATGTGGTATCTTGTAGCATCTTTTCATAAAGACCTCCGATGTTTAATCATCTGTTGTTCTGATATAAGAATATCACATGATTACATTTGTGTCAATAACAAAATAAAAAAAAAGACGGAAGAAATTAATCTTCCGTCAATCTATAATGCCACAATGCACAATCGTCAATTTCACAAGCCTGTACCTCCGCAAGTGTGCCACAACAACATTCACGACATTTCTTATGGATTGCATCTAGTGGTGTTTTTGGCTTTGGTGGTTTGCGTTTACGTTTGGTTGGTACTTTTTGTTTAACAACCTTGGTTTGATTCTTGGTTAGTTTCTTTGTTGTTTTCTTGCGTATTCCTTTAAGTGGCATCTTGTACACACTTTCGCAATTCTTCCAATTCTAACACATGGTCAATGTCGGAATGAACACGAATTGACTTTTTGTTTCTTTCCCCAGATAACTCTACGATGGATGTGCCGCAATCCAATGGACGATAACCCTTGTCTGCGGAATATCCGCCCCAACCAAGGAATGAACCAGATTGTATGTCATAATGTTCAGTCATTGACCAAGCCTTGGCAATACGGTTTGGTGTTGCCACATGAGTTTTCTCCCAATTGGTTTTGTGCAAGTGTTCATAGAATGTGATGTCCGTATGTAACCATTCCATTGCCGTTGGTTTCTTTGCGTTGTGCCATGTGCCGATAACATACAGATTCTTATTGACATTAAAGAATACGCTTGCCATACCGTGGTAAAACGGAACACCCAATAATTCTGCCAACATCTGCTCTGGTATCAATTTATTGTGTTTTAACGCACGTTCATATCCGTGGTTGCCAGAACGGCAAAACAAGATACGGTCTTTAATCGGCTGCAATAGATGGTAAGCGGTCAACACTTGGTCGCCACCATGTTCCGATTGTTCAAATACCGATGATGCGGAATTGGTTGTGGCATTATCCGTAGAATCACCACCGATAATCAAATACAGATTATCAATGGATTGTACCTTGGATAAAAAGTCCTGAAACTTTTGTCGATTGTGATAAATGTTTCCAACGTGTATATCGGATACATCGGCAATATATGCACGGTCTGCATCCACACGCATATCTAATTTGTTTGTATTCAAAGAATGTTCTGCGATATTCAAATGCGTTCCTCTATGTCGTTTAATCGTGTGCATTGTTTGCCACAGTAATTACAAATGGTTTTCTTGTCACCAAAGCACTCGTCAAGATATTCAATGGCTTTACAATGAAATGATTCACGGTATTCACCCTTATAGATATGATATTTCTTGAATGTGTTTCGTGCAGAATCGAATGGATAATTCAATTTATCTTTTGGTGTTGATGCAAAATATAAATTCTTCACAGGTTGAAACATATCAACATCAACCGTATTTTCCCTCATGAGTTGCAACACGATTTCTCTCGCTTGTTTTTTGACCGTTTTATACTTTGCACATACATAGGTATAAGACAATCCGAGTTCTTTGGCAATATCCTTTAGCTTCTTACGGTAACCAGCACGTAAAATCAACAACTGGGTATTCTTAACGCCCAATTCAGAACGCAACCGAATTAACGCATAAGACATTCTCTCAAATTCTTCTTGTTGTAATATAATATCTTCTGGTGAGTCTGCATAATCAATTGACCGCAAACGGTTCAAACGATTTAAAATCCGTTGTTTTTGTTTATTCTGTGCGAACTCGTCAAAAGAATATTGTTTCTCAAACTGTTGTATTTTTGTTAAATTACTCATGTTTGAACACATGAATTGTGTAAATCTATTCATTCAACCACCTTATAGCGACTGTCAACACCAATAATTTTCTTTGACAGTTCTCCAATGGACTGACATCGGTCTGTTCTAAAATCACATTGAACGATTGTACCGATGTACTTGCCATTGTGATATATCTTACGGAAATTACCATTGGTTCGTTTCTTTTGTTGTCGCTCGGTTTCTTCGTCTTCTCTTACAAAGATTACCTCTGGTGATATATCATATAAGTATTGTTGTATCGTATCTCTATACTCCCCATAAATAGAGATACGATATAATTCCCCATTCTTAAACATATCCACTAAAAACATAAATCGTTTCATGGATTGTTTTTATCTCCCATTATTTGTTAGTTGAACCAGTGCCACCTGTACGTTGGTCGGTTGTATCATCGTTATCAATCAAGAAATATTTTGTGAAAATACCTTGAACGATACGTTCTCCAGCTACGATAGTTTGGGTTTCATCACCGTAGTTATATAAAACCACCATGATTTCACCCTCGTTTTCTTCGTTGTTGTAATAATCGGAATCAATAACCGATGCCCCAGTCGCCAGCATTAATTGGCGTTTAATACCAAGGCTTGAACGTACTCGTAAATCTAAGTATTCATCTGGTGGCATATATGCTTTAACACCAGTACGAATTAATACAGATTGCTTTGGTTCGATTGTGTAATCATCATAGGCATAGAAATCATAACCAGCACTATGGATTGACCCTCGTGTTGGTCTTCTAACGATTGCTCCTAAGCGTGATACGTATTCAAAACCACGTACTCGTTTTGCTATTGGTTTAAAACCACGTATTTTGCGTATTGTATTCAATGTATCTTGTGACATAATTTCCTCCGTTTATACAAGAACTTCAACAGTAATATACTGTCGTCCAAATTCAATCGCATCTTCGTATGATGGCATCCATATATCTATAGCGTTGGAATAACCACCACCGAATCTATCTTTAACAACATACGTTCGACCATTGATAATTACTCGTGTGCCAAACGGTAAATCATCACTTGCGATTGCTCCATCGTGAGTCCATTCACCGTTTGCCATTGTACCACGGTCTGTGTATGCAGATACCTCGGCTTGCATTTGATATGCGTATGTTTGCCCCATACACATACCAAAGAATACGCAAGCAGCAATCAATAGTTTTTTAATCATGCTTACCTCCCATGTATAATAAATACCCAAGTGCAAACATCAGTATTATAAGACACATCCGTTGCACAATCACCAATAAAATTAATGCGGTTAAACCGTCCATGATTCAACTGTAGATGCGATACTTTCAAACTGTTTGGCTAGACGGTCTTGTGCCATATACCCAAGTTTCATAACCCAGATTGCTGCGGTTTCTAAATCGTAGCCATTCACCAAAGCACCAGCGATAATCTTATCAACTTTGGTTTTGTTTGGTTCGTCTACGGCATACACGCAGATGTAATCGTTCTCAACGTGTTCATGTTCTTTAAGCACCCAATGTTCATGTGGTTGTAAATCGTCTGTTACCTGTAGATAAATTTTAAAATCGGTAATGTCGATTACTTCGTCTTCTTCGATTAAGCCAATGTCACACAAGCATTTGTCATATGCTTCGCCCTGTAGGAATGTTTGTCGTGAGATTTCATCACAATCTTCTTGAATGTCACCAGTCAAGTATACAATCCAATGTGGAAAACACTCACGAATATCTTCAGCATCCGTAGACTCGATTGGTGTCAATTGGTATGAAAAACCATCGAACCACACAAGATGCAATCCCCACATCCCATTAGTACCATCTGTATTTGTCAATTTTTGTTCTAACATTTGTATCTTCACTCCGTTATGGCGTAATGTCGTACACCTTAAATTCAATTCTTGGGTTTTCACTATAGCGTTTGCGTGTGATTACATCGCACACTTGGTTATCGTCAACCCATATTACTCCAGATAATGCATCCATAACACCCTTTAGTACGTTGTCAATATCTGGTTTCTTCGTTGGTAGAATTAATCCATCGACCATATCTTGATGGTCTTTTTTGCGAACACTAGAGGGAATTTTACGGTACACATCAAGTTCAAACAATAATGGCACGTCCGTTAAATCCTTTGGGTGTTCTATTGAATCTTTTATCAGCTTCTTATAGGCTTTTGACTTTGGAGGGTCATAGGCTCGAACAAAACGACCTCGTCCACTTAGGCGTGGTCTTCCTTGTGGTACTGGGTCGCCCATGACAACCCCAGAATAAATTAACTTCATTATAACTCCGCTTGTGAATATAAACGACTAATGGCATCTGTCATATCATCGCAAGCCTTATCCACAAGATGAATGGCTTCTTGTTCAGATAATTCAGATTGCATCATTCGTCTACGAACCTCTGCTTTTAATTCGTTGGTTCTGTAATCAATTATCGCAATCATGTGTAATTCCTTGACCATATTCTTGTTTCTCCATCTGAATATCACGATTGATGTTATCAACTAATGTTTTTAAGTGTGCTAAATCTTTGGAATTGTTGATTGTATAGTCACACATATGTTTCATTGCATCAACAGATGTTTCTGACACATCGTTTAGTTTGGATGTATCGCAAGAGCCATCACGTTGTTTCATTCGTTTGATACGCTCTCGTTTGTTCGCAGAAATGAATATAGATTTCCGATAATATGGCTCTCCAACGTCCAACTCTTGCAACATATTAAGTTCGTTTTCATATCGGCAATCAGTCACGATGTAACCCTTTGGGTTGTCTTCGATTAATCTGTTGCGTAATACGATAATCCAAAAGTCTTGAAACAACGCTCGTAAACCGTTCCCCAACGATTGTAAATGACCACGTTGTTTGCCGTCAAGAACCGTTTTCTCAATCGTTTGTACGACTGGTAAAATACCGCTTAATTCTTCAACGGTATGTCCGCTAAGTGAGGACAAATACTCCATACCAGCATTGACACCTTGTTCTTGTATCACATGAATTGTTTCTTTTAAGGCATCCGCAAAGGCATATCTTGGTAGATTGTCGCACAACAAGTCTGCCACCGTATCTTTGCCACTACCAGCACGACCAACAAGAATCATTGTACGTCACCACCTAAGTTGATGTCTGTTGTATCTTTTACGACTTCAACATCAAAATTAAATCCAAAGATTTGTTGCATACGTTCTTGCGTTGTATATTTTGTGTAACGGTTTTTCTCTGGGAAATACAACCGTACTCGTGGTGCGAGATAACCAGCTTGCGTTTTTTCCCCATGTAGTTTTGTACATAGATAGAACTCATCACCGACTTTAACTTCGTTGACAAAAGCCGTTCGGCTTTGTCGTTTAATCGCAGTAATGCGATACTTGTCAATGGTTCTAAATTCCTGTGTTTTGATATTAACCATGTTCTTCCCCCTACGAGTTATAATACGGACAACAATATGACACCGAGCAATAATCCTTGCATCTACGACCCATTGGATACGTTTTAGACACCCAACGGTCTTTGGCGGAACATTGTCGTGGCATCGTATTGGTCGCAATAGCATTAACCAAAGCATCTTTTTTGTATAACGCATAATCAAACAATCGTTGGTCATTCATCTTTGGTAGCTTCAATAGATAACATTGTTTGTCCAAGTTGAATGTCTTGATTGTATTGATTGGTTCTTTAATGATTACTTGCAAGAACATATCTTTGATTGGAATACCGTGTTTATTCAACAATATTCTGTATAGATTTTGTTGCTTACAGTAATCACCATAGTGATGCAATCCATCGTAAAACCATTGTTGTCTTAATTCTGTTTCACCCTTGCGTTTACCACGTTTGATTGTATATGGTTTCCACAATGGTCTGCCACCCATCATTGTCGCACATTTGTATGCACCAACGACCTTATAGTCATATAAGGTATGATGCTCTAGGTCGATACAGTCCATCTGTCCTGTGAGTCCTTGGTAATTTAATCGGAACTCGCCAGCATAATTATGTGGCAAACAGTTTTCCAATATGCCATGAACCGATGTACCAACCGTTGCAGCAATAGATGAGAACGGATTTATGGTTTCACTATGGGTTGCCTTTAGATACATATATAGCGTTGGTGATAACACTTCGGTGACACTAAAGTTTGTTCGGTTTAAGTCACGAACACGACTTGCATTGACCAACAACGGCTTTGCCAAACATCGTTGACCCATACGGCATTGGTTCATGCAATCTTTGACCAAGATAGTCTTGCCATCTGGACATAAAAACGAATTTTCTTTCATTGTTTGTAACCCCATATATTAATTATATAGTATTTTACTGTGGTTGTCAACTATGAGATGAGAAACAAAAAAAAGACACCTAAGTACGAAAGGAGGTAAAATACTTAGGTGTCTTCTTTAGTTTGTGTTCATGGTAAACACTTATGATAATATTTTTGTTGCGGAGTGGCTTACGTTCCACACATTACGATGCCGCAACTCACCGACTAATACCCCACGGTACAGGATTTTTTACCAATAGCATCTGATAACTACTACTGGATTTTAGTCGACTGCACACAGACGGATTTGAACCATCATCAATTTGTTTTACCAATTAAACTATGTGTGCATCCAATGGGTTGAGATTTTACCCCAACCCAACAGGAGGAAAAATTATGCGTGTTTCTTTGGTATCACCAAAGTCAACACGATGTATGCCAGCCGAATGAGAAACCCTTAAATAACCCATTCGGTGATGCGATGTCGTAACATTACACATCTTTGGCTCTGGAGGAAAGTGTGAGATTTGAACTCACGGAACATTACTGTTCTTCGGTTTTCAAGACCGATGCAATAAACCAGACTCTGCCAACTTTCCATGTGGTATCCCCAGTAGGACTCGAACCTACAAAACCTGAATTTTAAGTCCAGTATGTTTGCCAGTTTCATCATGGGGATATGGTGTCGTTGGGAGGATTCGAACCTCCGAAGCTATTAGCGACAGATTTACAGTCTGTTGTCTTTATCCATCTTGACTACAACGACATGGCTCTTGGGGCAAGACTCGAACTTGCAACTCTCTGGTTAACAGCCAGATGCTCTACCATTGAACTACCCAAGAATAAATGCAATCCCATCATGTGTGGTCGATTTGAACAACCATCTTCGCATTGCGTGAGATATTCTACCGTTGAACTAACACATGATTATTGCGTGGCACACATAGTAAAACATTCCATGGCTACGTTCTACCCTTTACGATAATGTGTGAATACCGAATGGAGGATGGTACAGGATTTGAACCTGTGGTTGTTTTGCAACAACATTTCTTTAGCAAAGAAACTCAATAAGCCACTCTGACAACCATCCATGTCTACCGCCATACAATCCTTGTTGTATCATTCGACCACCGCAAGGTTGCAACCACGGTGTCTTATGTTCATATACGTCTATACTCATCGGCGGTAGATGTGTATACACCTCGTTGCTTATCGCACTTCAACAACTGCGGATTTTAACGTCTGGTCTGACGGCAGTAAGAAATTCGTAGTATGGTTTTAATACTTACATTTCTACATATGATTGTTGTCGCTTTATCTAGCGTGTGCAACTATGGAATGGCACAAGACCCGTTTTAAGGCTTAACAGTAACCATGTCCATTTTTAACGATAAATGGCATCACAGATGATTCTCTTGGTCTTACCCAAGCAATGTGTCGTCATTGAAAACGAATGATTTGTTATCGTGTAATCAATCAACACGTGTTGTCTTTTTGGGATGTGTACAACAGGCACACCTTTTGATAAACGTTCGCTTGCAGTAGCGAAAAAGTAGAACTGTACAGGAATCGAACCTGTTAGTCAGCCATGACAATTTATGCTAATAGTGACCATAACCCAGCAACAGTCCATGTGTGCCAATGCAAGTAGGGGCAACCACTTACATCGGCTATGTTAAGAAAGGAGGCGTAGCACTTAACTACAGTATTATATTAACATATATACACAATGTTGTCAATAATAAAATACAATAATTATCCAAAATAATTAATTTCTTCCATTCTTGTGGTTTTATCGTTGACCTTATATTGGAATATATCAGCTGGCCCCCTTAGTTTTCTGCGAGATTTACCAATCTTAATACACGATACATTCTTGATTTTATCACGTTCGTCAAAATCCAATTGTGTATCCGTCTTGTATGGTCGCCACAGTAACAACACAATATCTGCAATCGCCTTTAAAGCATTAGCACCCTTAATGTGCCTTAGCATGGCTTCATACGGTTTTTTCTTTTTGTCCGTACTGTAGTTAGACTGTGATTCCTCATTGAATTGACAAAGCATGAACAACACAAGATTAAATTTCTTAACGTATTCTTTCATTTGATTGGCATTTTTTGACAACACAGGAATATCATCAATCTGTGGTATCAAATGAAAGTGGTCAAATATGACAAAATCCACAGGAAAATCATTGGCATAACACGCTTCTGTGATTTTCTCTAAGTCGTCTATGGTCTTATTCGGTTCATCAACAAAGCGTACACGTTTGTCCAATACGGCAGACACTTTGGAATACACCTCGATGCCTTGTTCAGTCTTCAACATCTCAACCAAAGTATCTTCATCGACACCCAAGATTTCTTCCACGATGTTCGCCAAGAATTGACCCATTGGCATCTCCATTGAGAAAATCAAGATATTATCTTTGGAATCCATCAACCGATGTGCAGCAACTTTGGCTGCAACAAATGATTTACCTTGGTTGGTATATGCCCCAAGCAATACGATTTCTCTACGCTTGACACCATTCAAGGCAAAATCCAAAGATGGAAACCCAAGTGGAACACCGTCTTGACCAATGAATGATTTTAAGTCGTCAAACGAATCAGAAAACCCATGTGTTTTACCCCAAAGTTCTTCTTCGTTGGTGGCGGACACATCCAGATATTTCTTGACATCTTCTATGGAACGACCCCATCGTTTTGCCAAGAGTGTGGCAATATCGGCAAGTACCATTGAATCGTGTACAGATTTACAAAACCTAGATGCCTTTTTATATTGGTCTTCTTGCTTTGGATATTCCTCTAATAGAACATTTAAACAAGCAATATCCAAAGGCTCTGTTTCAAGAGAACCAATGGAATATCCTTGGGATAATAAATCATTGTAGTCTTTACAAGGTTTCATCGGCAATATCTTCCAACTTTACCACTTCGTTTGCAGACTTAATGTATCTATCCACATAATATTCATTGGTATCACCATTGAATGTTACTTCCCAATACACATGGTCGAATCTATCATGGGTAGACATAACCAATGCTTTATGATTCCTAAGTGTCTTAGAGAACCATACAATGTTTAAAGACTCATATATGTCGTCAATGTCTTTATCTCTCATATTAGTTGAAAGATACATACTCATTGGGAAATCAAGAGTTTGAAAGACCGCTTGTTTACAATTTTCGATAAAATTATCCATGTAACCTCCTGTGGTATTCAATAATATTCTTCCCAAGTTCATACACAATCGGTATAGACACGGAATTACCAGCTTGTTTATACAATTGTGCGTTCGATTGTATCTTTGCACAGGTATCAAACTGTTGGTCGGTAAACCCCTGTAGTCGCCAGAACTCTCTAGGGGTCAACTTGCGTATTACGTTGGGGTTTCTGCTTAATAAAATCTTTGGTTCAATACCACCGCCCTTGACACAGGTCAGAGTTGGTGATAAACCGTGTGGTGAATATATGCGACCTCGTTGTGGATTACCACCAAAAGAAGTCGTATGGATTATGTTTCCGACTTGAACAATAGATTGTTCGCTTTGGTTTGGTCTGTATAGAATGTCTTCGGTACATCCGTTTCCAAGATGTCCGATAATGTACACCCTTTCACGGTTTTGTGGTAGTCCAAAGTCTTTTGTGTTGTACACACGCCATGTGATACTGTACCCTGCTTTGTCCATTTCAGACAACACTCCATAAAATCCCCATCCGTTGTCGATTGATAGTAGGTTTTTAACATTCTCAATAAGCAACCATTTGGGTTTATGTTTTGTTTCATGTAGTAACCTCGTGACTTGATAGAATAAACCGCTGCGTGTGTTTTCCATCCCATGTTTTAAACCAGAAATAGACACGCTCTGGCATGGAAACCCACAGCACCACAGGTCTGCATACGGCATCTCTGTACCGTTTAATGCACGAATATCTGGTGAAAACCAAAGATTATCCGTTGGGTATAACGCACGGTATGATGCTTGTGCGTATTTATCTGCTTCGCACCAACCGACACATTCCATTCCAGCTTTGGTTAAGCCAGAGTGAAAACCACCGATGCCAGCGAATAAATCTATAAATTTCATTTAACAATCACCCAATCGTTTGCAAACTGGTCACGTGGCTCTGGTATGTAAATACCAATGTACTCGTTTGTGAGTGTATCATATGACACCATTGCAAAGTCTACAAAGCTATCAAATCTATCGAATAAATCCATATATTGAACACGTAGACTATCCCAAGATTGTCGCTTTATGATAAGACCAACATAAATATCTTTTGTTGCTTCTTTATACGTCATAGGCTACCCCCAATAGTGACGTTTTTCGCCAGTGTACCATTTTTGGTATTCGTCATTGTCATTTTCAATGTATACTCTAATGTTGTCATTAAACAAATACGTAATCAAGTCTTTTTTAGATTTGAATAACGATGGTTTAACAATGCCATAGCTTTCGTGGTCAACGTAACCATCTTGGTCGTTACATCGAACGATTTCACAACCAATGTCTTCGACCATTTCTTTTATGGTTTCATAATCGGTTGATTCATGTAGTTCTTCCGATGTATCTGCCATTTGTGTCAATAGATACGAAAACTTTTCTTGCGGTGTACGTAAATACTTACCATTCCAACCGAACTCACCAAGCCATTCATAGAATGTATAACCACGGTAATTATCTGGTACCGTATCCAAGCGATACATTGGATTACTAAAGTCATGTTCTTCGGTTGGTTGATACCAACGAGAACCACGCAAGATATATTCTGTGCCATACGCAAGAGAATGTGCGGATGAACTGTTGGTTTCAAACACACCGTTTCTAACTAATTTCATACTTGTTTACCTCCATAGCAACTGTCCAGTCGGATGCTTGTGTATCATCTACTGTTGGTTTATACATTATTTTGGTTTTGTTTTTCACCAATAGATAACCCAAGTCATAACAATTGTTATCATCTTTAATGACACCGTAAATCAAATACACGCCATCTTCCCAAGACTTACGTCTTATGCATTTATATTTAGAAACACACTAATGCATTGCTGCGTTATAATCCATTGTTTCTTTTGGTTCGTCAACCCAATTCTGCATGATGTCCGAATTGTCGTTTTCAATATGGATTACAATATCGTTATTAAACAGATATGTCAATAAATCTTCTTTGGTTTGAAACATATCCTTTGTGACGACATTCCAAGATTGATGGTCAACATATGCATCAACTTCACTAGAGTCACCGTATTCTTCTGGTAGATTGACAACGATGTCTAATTCGTTTAACCATTTGATTACTTGTTTGAAAAATGGGTCTTCTTTAATGACACCCCAAGTTTTATATTGGTAAACGGACGACATCAAGTAACTTAGCTTTTCTGCTGGAGAAAATAACACATCAAATCCCCAACCGTATTCATCAAAATACAAAGGCATATACGAATACATTTCGTATTCCTTTGGTTTCTTTGTTAGATGCAATTCTTTTGTGGCAAAACACAATTTGTCTTTTGGTTTGTAATTGTAATCACGCAAGACTGTGCGTTTGTATGCCAACGAATGTGCAGAACTGGAGTTTGTTTCAAAAACCCCATTGCGTATTAATTTCATTTGTTTGCCTCCCTAATAGTCAGCGTTTACCTCGATGGAACGAATGTCAATAATTAAATCATCATCAAACAAGTATTCATACAGGTCTTTTGGTGTTTGAAACATTTCTTGTTTGAAAATAGATTGAGATAAAACTTCATCGACATAATCTTCGTATTCACTATAGTCTGGTTCTTTTAGTGTAATTCCAATGTCAGACAACCAACGTTTTACTTTTTTGTAGAACTCATCAACAAATATTGAATCAAAGTTGTATTCACTATAGATGTAAGACAATAAAAACCATAGCTTGTCTTGTGAATTACATAACTGTTGTTCTATCCACAAATAGTTATCAAACTTAACAGTCCATACAACATTATCAAACATTGGTGTATACCCAAGTTCACCGTATATGTCTGTAATGGTTGCATCTCTTGGCGTTTTCTTTTGTAATCGTCCGACAATTGCCATAGAATGACAAGAAGAACTATTGGTTTCAAATACGCCTACTCGCTTAATTATCATGCGACACCTCCTGTAATTCGCAACATTGAAAATACGAACGTAAATCGGTTTCACCAAAACGTTTGATATTATTCCGTGTACGGCTAGAGGGAGCAAAATATTGTTCCACCGCATTGATATACATGGAATGTTCGCCTTGGTAAAACGATTTGTATTCTTCATCTGTAATTTTACCACGGATTTTTAATTGCTGCAACCCCAAGTTATCAAAAGATACAATGTCAAAGATTTTTGTCAATTGCATAATATTGGATTTCCATTGTTTGTGTTCTAGAGTGTCTAAGTTAACTTTACCACGGTTGAACCCAAAGTCTTTTTCACCCAAGACCAATAACTTATGGTACTTCACAGATAGCTCTTTTACATCGTCAAAATTATCAATGCCATTAATCACATGAATAACCGTATGTGGATATTCTGCAATCCAATCTGGTAGCGATAAACACCCTTGTAACGAACGATAAGAGATACCAAGACCAAACACATAGGGCAACATTTGTTTTAACCCTGTCTCGCCATATTGTAGAATATAACGCTCGTTCATTGTAATGTTGACAACCAACCCAAGTCGATATAAATTCTTGACAAACTGGATTAAATTGTCCGTTACTTCGTTTACACCTAGGGCGATTTCTGTTCCACGTGGTAATTTTGCGTCCATCAATACTCGTTGTAGAACACCATAATGACATTCCTGACCATCAACCAATGCAGATTCGTGACAAAATGCACAAGTAGATTTCTGCGTTTCCATGTTATAACCATATGGACATTGTGTAGATACACGAATATCAATATTGAGTGGTGTCTGTAGTGTCAATGGTTCGTTATCTGGGTATTCAATAATGCGTGTGCCATCTCGTAAATCCAAGGTGACAACCGCATTTCCGTTTCTGTATTTCATAATTTTTTCTCCCTGTATTGTAATCAAAAGATATATTTATCGTTGATTGTAAACGATTGTTTCAATTCGATGTCAACATTAAGTTGAAACAATGCTGCGACACCAATGACAATCATAGCAGTCAATATCTTAGCAAGCCAATAGACACCAAAGATAAAACAGATGAATGTCGGTACATCGTTGATTTTATACACGTTGTAAAAATCAAGCACACCAAGTAACACGCAGTAGGTTGCAATCCAAACAAATCGTGTGAAAAAGATATAATGTTTTTCCAAGAAATCAATCATTGTTTTTCTCCATTTCGTGTTTAACAAATGTTCCCCATTGAGATGCCATTGCTTGTGCGATACCATCAAATGTTTTGCTGCGTAATTTTCTGCGTTCTGCATCGGTTTTCGCATTTGTCAACGCATCGCAGTACCACTTAGGCATTTTTTTACCACTACGGAATACAATGGATTCACCCTCGTCCACTAGCTTCGTTGCCTTTAGAGTTGGTAAACCTTTAAGCCACAAACAAGTGGTCTTACGTGCTGCGTTACCGAACATAAACGGTTGCACAATTTGGTCTGGTTTACGGAATCTACTAGACATGACACCAACAGGATTCTCAATGGCAATATACGGAATATTTGTGTTGTATAACGCCATAAAGAAATCAACGGCTGCATCTTGGTCTTGTTTTCGATGTGGAAACCGTGGATGCGGTCTACGTTGTTCAGTCGGTAAATCTTTGTCGTCTGGGTGATAATACCATTTTGCACCACTGGATGATAAAAACGTACACGGTGGATGTGCAATCATTAAATTCCATTTGTCAACAAACATAAGATTACCACTTTGGGTAACACCGCCTATGTGGTTAATTACGTCAAAGATGTCTTCTTTAAAGTGCCACTCTGGATGCTCTCCAGAACATTCCACGATGTCACAACTATAGGCGTTAAACCCAAGTTGTCTAAATGCCTTACAGACGGTTTGTGATTCCTCACAGGCGATTAATACGTTCATTCAAACTCTACCTCCATAACGGCAGACTGTTCATAATCGAAACCGATTTCATCAACGATACTTAATGGTAGATATTTAATACCATCCTTTGTAACAGAATGTTGTTCACATCTAGTAGACACATATTCATTATCACCAAACAAATGTTCATAAGATACCACTTTCATAATTTTCTACCTCACTTCGTTAAAAAAACTGGGATTTAAAACCCAATAGGACGAACATTTTTTATTAATTGGGAATCCAATCCCAAAATACGATGGATTAATACTTTAGGCAGCTCAACCATCATTCTTGCACCATTAATATATCATATGACACATAATATGTCAAGGTTGTAAAAATAATATTTTTTAAAAACACATAAAATTAATTTCTTTCTAAGCATGACATTTCTTGCAGCTTTTCAGAACCAAAGGCATCAATCCATTTCAGAGAACCATCGTCTAACCATTCGTATACAGACGCAAAGTAATGTGGATTATCCCATTCGTTATCAAAGATACTGATTGAGTCTACGTGTTCTACCGCTTCGGCATACAACAGTAATTTCTCTTGCATATTGTCGTCAAACAAGCCTAAGATTCTTGGGAAATCATTCGGACTGTCAACAAATTCATAGAACGAAACGCCACAAGATGTTCTACCAGTGACTTCATTATAGATGCCCTCGATGTTTTCATCATCCAGTTTATTCAACGTATCATACCAATGTTTATTATCTTGTAATCGTTGGTCTACTTCGGATTGCAACTGTAGACATTTCTGTTTGGCTTCGTCAAATGTTTCATATATAAACTCTATATCTTCATGGTAATCTTCCCATTGTCCACAACCATATTTAATCATATACAATGTTTTCATCTATGCGACCCCCATTATAAAATCATGAAACGACATAAAATCTTTAAAGTCGGTAGACGTATGTGTTACCGTATTGTCTACCGTGATTTTATACCCAGCATAAACATGGATGATATACAACGTATCACCAATTGTTAACTCCACAGGATTATTAATCGGTTCTACAAAGTTGAACATTTGATTTATCTTAAATAGTGTATCAGATGTTATCTTGTCCATTGTTATCCTCCGTTGTTCTTGCTACGTAATCATCATGATATGGCTTACGTTTCAAATACTCGATATAATCGTTGAACGCACCAATGTTACTGAATTGATTGATACAGTTGGTTGGAACATCGTCTAAAAAACGAATAGCAATCCAACCGTTGTCAAATTGAGTAATAAACCGATAACCATTCACAGTATATTCTTTGTTAATCATTGAAGACACACAAGTGCCATCTAATAGTGCATATCCCATTGTTTTACCCAGCTTTCTTAAAACCACAACGATTCCTGACTTTGCCTTTGCGGTTGACACAACAACGCAAACATAATTTACACGCATAATTGTATGGTGGTTCACAATACATTGGTCGTGCATCAATCCACTTTTGTTTTCTAATTCCGATTCTTTTCGGTAGATTGTCGTATTTACTCATCATTTTTCGGATACTTGACCACACGCACGTTTAAATCTGGTGCGTACTTATTAATATCTTCTCTTGTTTTTAACAATGCTTTACGACCAGTCGCATCACACTCTGGATTATCAACCGCCAATGCAAACGTAATATCACCGTTGTATCGCTTTTGCAATTCCCATAGTAAACCAATCTGGTCTTTTGTGAGTCGTCCACCAAGATACCCAACACACGGAATACCCTGTTGATGTGCAGACATGACATCAAGATACCCCTCGGCAACATGAAGTACACCATTCGGATGTAACATTTTAACCGCACGATGGTAATTAAACAACAGTTGTCGCTTAACAAACACATCGTCTTCTTTGGTATTCTTGTATTTTGGTTCATTGGTTTCTTCCAATCTTCTTTTGGAAAAACCAACGATACGACCGTAGGCATCTTGAATTGGAATCACGATACCAGACGATTGTACACCCAAGAAACCACCCTTGTCGTATCCAATCAGAAAATCTTCCAATGTATCATCGTTAATACCTCGTTTGACATTCATGTATTCACGAACGGCATCAACGGCTTTATGATACTTGATGGCAATTTTGGTATTCTGACCAACGATGCTTTTCTGTTTTTGATACACAGGGTCGTCTGTTGATACCTCATACTTTTCTGCCAAGGCTTCAACCGCTTGATAGAATGGTAGACCCTCTACCTCTGCGTAGAAACCGATTGCATCACCAGATGAACCACATTTATGACAATAGTATCTATCGCCAAGGATGCAAAACTCTGTTGGATTATCTCCGTGACATATTGGACAAGTACCCCTTGGGATTTTACCACCGTTTCGTGATAGTGTGGTATATTCCTCGACTAACTCCTGTAGGTCAATCTTGTACTTTAAGGTTGAAATTGTATTCATCTGGGTATTCCTCCTGTAGAGTTTTTAACTGGTGCTGCAATTCATAGTCAATAGATGGGTCAATACAACATTTCAAGTCATACAGTTGATTGACTGCCGTTCTCACAGAGATAATGTCTTTATCTTGACACACTTGTTTGAATGGGATATACTTCGGAACATTCTCAATGTGTGTAACAAAGTGTTGCTCTCCGCTATTATCAAGACTATAGATGGATGTATGGTCATATAAGAACAATGTATCCTTTGGGTTATATGGCTCTTGGTAGATATTCGCCAGCTTGATTAAAGCATCATACAAAGTGTATATCGCTTGGGATATATCTTCGTTGACTGTAAATATCTTGTCTAAAAACTCATATCTGTTTTGGTAAAAGTTTTCAACCGATATAATTCCATCTGGAAGAACATCATTAATACTAATGAACGTATAATCAGTTGCCCTACGTGTCCATGCGTTTTTATCGTTTTCTAGTACCAGCCAGCCATCTTCCGTTTTCTGAATTGAACTGATATGGTTTATCCGTATAAACTCCAACAGATGTATTAGATTATGTCTGACAATCGTTGCCGTTGTCAGTTGTAGTCGAATAAATGAATCCATGTTACGCCCCCCAATAATTTATATCGCTTGATTCCCATAGTTCTCGTTCTGTGGTAATCTTGCGTTTTTTGTGACCGAATACGAATGTACGATTTCGATTATGGTCAACAATGAACAAATACGTTGTGATGCATCGCTTGTACCAACCGAATGAACAATTACTAGAATTTAGAGTATATGACTCGACACGTCCATTCAAGGTCAATCTAATAAGAGAACCAACGGTAAACGCATCAAAGATAACAACTGCTTTTGGTTCTTTCAATGAAGTCAAGATGTCTTCTTCTTTCGTACAATTCAATGTATACCAAAATCTAAACAGTTTCTTTCGTCTGATTAGACCATTGACGGTCAACCGCTTAATGTATCGTTTTGGTTTTGGTTGTTGTTTGTTTACGACCAAGAATCCAAGTTGTTTGACTTTACGCATTGTCGTTGAACCACTTATTTAAGTCAAAGGCTTGCCGTTCACGGATAACCGTATTCGTATTCTTCTTGGCGAACTGTTGTGCATTAAGTTCGTTTGCTGCAATGAACACATCGGTAAGCGACATTTCTGTTTTCTGTAACGTGTCCATGTACTTGTACAGTTTTAGCATCGAGTTTTCGTCAATCTGCATGAAGAACGAACGAACTTTAAAGAACTCGGAAGACGGTTTGCCGTTATGGAACGCACCATTGGTTGTACATTTCTTAAAGTACATCATAGCTAATGTCCATGCCTTTTTCTTAAAGTCCTTGTCGATAAAGTTTTGTGCCGTCATTGTATGACCTCCTTTCAATTTCTTTCCGACTTGATACACATACATTGTACCATACGTAAATGGACAAGTCAACACAAATTATTATCTGACTTGTAACAACCGCCAAGGGCGGTTACGGCTTTGCCGTTTTACTCCAGTTTCGTGTTATCTTTTGTATTTCTGAACGTAAGTGAAGAATACAAAAGATAACCAAACAAGTATTCACTTATGTTTTAACCCTAGGAGCATACCTTAGGTATGGACATAAGTTTTAAACCTAGGTGAAAAACATAAGAGAGAAAACCCTTGTATGAAACTTTTGTTTACCCCTAGGAGGGTAAACTATAGTATTCTCTTATGTTTTAAACTTAGGTTTGATAGGGTATCACAAAAGTCTAATTTTGTCAAGGGATTTTCTTATGTATTTTTATGAATTTTTATCGTATGTTTTACACAGAATATACAACCATTGTTTGGACGCCAAAAGACCCAAGCCGTATTTGACTTGGGTTGATTTTGGTTTTCAATATTCTGTTGTAGACCAAGGAAATTCTTTTGTTAGAATGGGATGTCTTCGGAAGTATCAAATGTGTCACTCATGGAAGAACCATAAGAGCCAACATCTTCGGATGCAGAGCCACCGAAAGCACCACCAGAGCCACCAGTCACAAGGTCAATGACTTGAATACCTTTGAGTTTGAGGGATACACCATACATCATAGCAGTTTCGTATGGACGTACACCAATCCAAAGAGCAATCTTAGAGCCGTTCCAGATAGCAGTCTTTTCATCCATTGGTTTTTTATCACCGTCAACCAAACGCACCACATTCTCATGTGTATTACCATCTTTGTCGGTGAACTCAACTTGCGTAGATGCTTTCAATTGCCATCCATAGTCTTTTTTCTTGGTCAATGTAAAGGTTGGACGGTCTGTTTCTTTACCGTTTTCTTCACGTTGTTTGCAAGTGTTAGAAGACTCCCAGATTTTAACCAACTTTTCTTTCAAGGCTTCTGCATCTGCATCATCCAAATGCATTGTCACCGTGTACTTGCGACCACCAGCGAAGTCGTCAATAACTCCATTGATTTTCACAAACACAGATTCACCAACAGGTGTCATTACATCAGTAATCTTGTCAAGTGGTTTTTCTTTTGCCATATTCTTTTGTTCCTTTTCTGTTGAAAAACACTCTTGCGGCAAAACTTTCCGCACTTGTATTATCGCACAAGTTGTGGTATACTGTCAATAGTGAATTTAAGAATTTTCATCGGAGGTAAAAATATGGCGGATAACTTTATTCATACGCATCTGCACTCACAGTTTTCAAACTATGGTATGAAAGATGCAATCAGTTCCGTAGATGGTATTATCCAGCGTGTACACGAATTGGGGCAACGTGGTTTTGCATTGACTGACCACAATGGTTGTTCTGGGTTGATTGACACATATGTGCATCTACAGAAATATAACAAGAAACATAACACGAATTTAAAACTGTTGATGGGTTCAGAGTTGTACTATACGTATGATGTGACCATCAAAGACAAATCGTATTCACATATATTATTTCTTGCGAAGAACCAAGTTGGTCTTGAAAATCTATTTAAGTTGACAACGGAAGCACATCGACATTATTATTACAAGTCAAGAATTGATTTAGATATAATCAAACAGTACTCCGAGGGTTTAATCTGTACATCGGCTTGCATGGGTGGATGGCTAAAGGGTGACAATCGTGAGTCTTTAATTTCCCAGTTTAAAGACATCTTCGGTGACGACTTGTATTTTGAAATCCATACGTATCAACATGAAGACCAAAAGCGTTTTAATGCAATGGTAGCAGAAATGGGTGCAAAATATGATGTGCCATTGATTGCTGCTTGTGATTCTCATTATATATATGAAGAAGACTATGCTTTGCATAAGGCGTTCCGTGGTCGTTCACAAGATGATGATGAAGACCAATACTATGCAAGCAATGACTTCTTTATTCAATCGGAAGCACAAGTGTATGACCGTCTGTATCCACAATTCGGTGTTGATATGGTTGAAACAATGATTGAAAATACTAATGTTATTTTTGACAAATGTAACGCACAGGTTGATTTCAACCTTGATGTGTACCCTAAGTATGTTAAAGATGGGGATGTCAAACCTGTGTTTTTACAGGCGTTGCGTGACGGATATAAACAAAAGATTGTCGGTAAGGTAACACCAGAGTTTAAAAAACGTGTTGACGAACGTGTGGTACACGAGATTAATATTCTGGAGCAAGTTGGGTATATGGACTATTTGTTGATTACCAAAGATTTACTCGATGCTTGTCGCAAACGTGACATTCCAGTTGGTCACGGTCGTGGATGCTCTGAAAAAGGCACAAAAGTATTAATGTCTAATGGCATGACTAAAAACATTGAAGATGTTCGTATTGGTGATATTGTGGTATCTCATACAGGCAACCCAAGAACAGTAGAGAATGTTTTTTCTTACAAGATTAAAGAGCCATTGACTACGATTAAAGTATCTTCAAATGACCCAATGAATTATACGAATGACCATAAATTCCTTGCAATTAAACAAAAAGAATGTGTTATGTATAATGGTAATACAAAATTACGGAAATACTGTTCAGTAAATTGTAAGAAAAAATGTTACCACAAAATAAAACCAGAACCGCAATGGATTCCTGTTGGGGAGTTAGAAGTCGGAGATTATGTTTTTTATCCAAAATGCTATATTGATACAAAATATCAGTTAGACAAAATTGATTTAAGAACATACCTTGATGAATACAGAGAAGAAAACGGACTAATTTTCTTAGGGAATCAGCATTTTGAAGCCGTTAAAAATAAATACAGTCCATATTTATTGGTAACAGGAAACCTTGCTAGATTTATTGGGTATTTTATTGGCAATGGTTGGACTCATAAAAAAAATAACTGGAATTTTGGATGTGCTTTCAACAATAAACAAGATAAATATAGAGAAGACTATATTTCTATGGTACAATCTTTGTTTTGTCATGATGTTTCTCAAAGCTGGAATAAAAGAAATACTTGTGTTCAAATACACACATATTCTACAGTATTTGCCAAAGTGTTAAAAAAGATGCTTGGAGAAAATGCTGCGACAAAGCATATTCCAGACTTTTTAG